TTTGTAGAAATCGTAAGATCCACGTCTGAAACCAGAGAAACCTAAATTTAACGCCATATCAGCATCATTGTTAAATACACCGTAAGAAGTACCTCTACCACCGTGTACATTAGCAACAGTACCACTAGCAACACCACCATTAGCACCTGCTAACATGTCATCGATAGTTAATGCAAGATCTCTGTTTAAGAACATCATGTTCTCTTCAATAGCACCTTGTTTATCAAGCTCAGCTATGATAAGATCAAATTCACCTAATGCAACTGAGTGAGAAACTGATCCATCTAAAGCATCAGATAAGTTACCTCTATCTGCTAAAGCAGCCCAAAGACCTTCTGTACCCGCAATATTACCACCTTGATGAGCACCTGGCGCAGTACCTGAAGTTAATCTTGATTCCATCATTGCCATTTCTAAGTAATCAGAAAATCTAGCTTTTGTATCACCAGAAGCTTTTAAGTACCATAAGTAACCTGATTGTCCTTCTTCACCAGAAACTTCAACCCAACCAATTTGAGAAGCATCAGATCCAGAGATCTCATACTTATCTTTTAGTATAATTGGTTTGTTAGTTCTAGATTTGAACTGTGGTTTGTTAGCACCAGCTCTTCCTTCAGTTCCTTTTGCATATTCAGAACCGTAAACTAATACGTTTACATCACCTGGCGCAGTTAATGAACCGGAAGCAATGTTTGCGCCATCGTAACGTTTCCAAGTAACAGCTCCAGAACTAGTTGCAGTTGAAGATACTCCTGCTACTGCTGTAACATAACCTCTTGTTATTGAATCAGAGTCAGCTACTAAGATCATATCACCTGGACGTATACCGTGAAGTATAGCCGAAGTTGTACTTTCAACTGAGTTACCATCTACGTCAGTAGTACCAATGTCAAATTTTAATGTTCCAGTTATTGTTGCTGCCGTTAAAGCAACATCTTTGTATGATAAATGTAATCTACCTTGCTCAGACCAAATTACTTGGTCAGATGCCATAGATTCTTCAGCTCCTACTTGATTAAGAAATCCTGAAATAGTTCTGTTACCGAACACTTCAGCTTCTTTCTCCATAAGATCTGGTAAATATTGTTGCGCCCAGTTTGCACTGTTCGCTCCAGCGTTTGCGAAATCAATATACGCAGTCGCTAGCGTTTGTTTTAATGGTGCTGGAGTTAATTTTCCAGCTACCACACCTTGTACAGCCATAATTTTTAAATTTTAAATTAATATTTAGTTATCGTTTTTTTATTCTTAGCTTCATGTCATTTGAATCTTCGCCTAAAACTTTAAACTTAATACCTCCTTCACCTTCATAAACTTTATGAGACTCTCTAGATGTGTTAATGTTCTTAGATTGAGCAACCGTTTGCTTTACAGCATCAGTCTTGCCTTGTTCATAGAAATGTTTCGCTATTGCATCAGGGTTCATAGCTGTGAATAATGACTTATGATAACCAGCAGCATCTTCCATTAAACCGTCGTTTAGGAACTTCCCAACGAAGTTGTTAATATCAACTTGCTTGTTTTTCACAGAGTCAACATCCGTAACATTGTATTTAATCTTCTTGTCACCTACATTAAATTCAAACCCATCAAAGTTTTCAAAAACTTTATTTGTTTTATTTAAAAAGGTTTTTTGTTGATTTTCTACAATCTTTACGTTTTGCTCTTCTTCCTGATTGTACCTATTAAAGAATTCAATTGCTTTCTGCTGATCGTTAGTTAGTTTGCTTCCAGCTTTAATTTCTTCATAGTATTTGGATTTATTCTCTTCCAAGTGAGATCTAGCCTCAGCAACTTGCTCTTTTAAGGCTAATTTTTTTCTTTTTATATCTCTCTCATCTTCTGTATCTTCATCATAAGAAAAGCTATCTTCTAATAAAAAGTTTATTTCTTCTGCGTTAAGATGAGGTTTTGTTTGTTTGTAAAAGTCAGCTAAAATTTCAGAGTCGTCCATATCTTGAACGTCTGTGTTTAACTTAACATAATCTTGTAAATCTCCACCGGTTTCTTCCATAAACTCCATTAGTTTTTGCAAGTTTTCTGGAAGATCAACTACTTCTTCTACTGTAGTCTCTTCTTGTGCTTGGACTTCCGGTTGTATTTCTTCTTGTTCCTCTGGGGCATTGGCATCTTCATCGACTCCAACCACTCCCTCGTTGACAGTGTTATCTTCTGCAACTTCTGTTGTTTCTGTGGTTTCATTTTCTTCTGGTATTGTTTGTACTGGTATTTTTGTTAAATCTAATTTTATATCACCATCTTCATTGTATGACACTGGTGACTCTTCTTGTTTTTCTTCAACCTGAGGTTCTGTAGTTTGCTCTACAGTTTCTTGTGTAACCTCTTCGGTTACTTCTTTGTTTTCTTCCATGATATAATAATATTAAATAATTAGTTACTTGTTAAACCCGCAACTCCTAAGCCTGACCCTAAGGTATCATTACCTGCAGACTCAAAGTTTTTAGGCTCTGTTTCGTTTTTCTTTTGAGCTATTAAATTACTTTGTTGAGAACCTTTAATTCTTTCACGCTCGTCTGCTCTATCATCTTTAGCAGAATCTTTGTTTTTAGCAGCCTCGTTATCCATTTGTCTTAGCTTCATGTTGATTTCAAACTCATGATCCATCAACTGTATTTTCATAGCAGCTTCTTCTTTCATAAATTGTATCTTCATTCCGTTTCTCTGTTCTTCAAGCTGCATATCCATCTGAACTTTTTGTTCATTTTTCTGCATTTCTGATTGCGCAGCTGCTTGAGCTGTTTGTTGTTGAGACTCGCTTTGCGCCTTTATATTTTGTTGTTGCATAGCTTGTTCTCTTTCTAACTTCTTTTTCTTTTTATACTTTATTAACTGGTTAGCCATCTTTAAATTTTTAACCTGTCGTATGTCAATAGCATCGTCAACATCTAAACTCTTTTGTTGTATAGCCATTTGTATGTTATTTTCAAGTATTTGTCTTTCTTCTTCGTCTGGCATTAAATCTATAAATATACCAAAATCATACAAATGTAATTCAGACATTTCTTTTAAAGTTGCTACGTTGTGAGCACCAATTTGTTGTATAAATGCATCAGCAGTTGGTGAGTACTCTAGTATATCTGATATTCTTAACGATAGTTGTTCAGCTGTTTCTACGGTTAAAAACAACGATGCATCTAGTATATGTCTTGTTGCTACATTAGAATTTGCTGCAGCTAACTTTTGTATACCAACTAAAGATCTTGAATCTGGAGTTGAAGCGTCTCTAGCTTCGTTAAGACCAGTCACGTCTCTAATCATCTGTAGATAGTAGTTATAGTTACCTATAAGTGCTTGTAATTTATTACCAGCTCCAGCTCCATTTGAAATTTCTTGTATAGGTATTTTCCCTGGGTTTTGATCACCATCTCCAGTAAAAGATCTACCAACAACAGAACCTGTTTGAAAGAACATGTTTAAAGCTTCTTGAGCATTATAGTTTGTTCCATTGCCTAGATCAACCTCAGCCAAACCATCTATATCTAAATAAACACCATCTGGAACCATTCGTGATAATACTTGTTGTAGCTTTAAATGTGTCAACTGTATCATATCAGCAAAGCTAGTAATTCTACCAACAAGAGATTCTATTCTACCGTTGTACATTTTTGGAGCAACTATAGAGTAGTTCATTTTAACTTTGTTAAAATCACTTTTAGTTCTCATCATGTTGTCAGCTTTTTTCCATTTTAAAAGCCTATTAGTACCTAACACTAAAGCGCCTTCAAATAAACACTCTACAGATCTTTGTAATCTAGAGTAATCAGCCGCATCAGATGGTGGTTTAAAAGAATCATCTCTTTGTATAGATTTTTCAGCTCCTGAGTTTAGTTTTTTAACCTTGTAAACATCATTCATGTATGTTTTGTAGTTAAAATACAATACAGCAACTTTGTTCTTATCACTGTCACCTGTTATTCCTAAGTTAGATCTATTTGTATATTTTGATCTAATATCCTTTAAGTCTTCATGTGTTAAATGTGTAAACTCTTTTGCTAGTTCGTTTATAGGTATGTACTTAACTTCACCAACGTAGTATATATCTTCAAAATAAGGAGACTCTGTGTAAGAATAAACTAAACTAGCCGGGTCAACATATTCTACTTTAGCACCTTCTGACCAATTAAACGTTGTTTTTGTTGCTCCTATACCTAGCACGGTTAGATCCTCTAAAACTCTTCTTCTAGTTAAATCGTATTTACAACCATCTAGTAAAGTATTAATAGCAGTTTCATTAGCAACTTCAACAGCTTGCTTATAATTTAACTGCATGTGTAACTCTAACTCTTCTTTTGTTTCTGGTAACTCAGCTGGATCGTTTTCGTACATATCTATGTTTAGCTGGTTTTTAGCTGATTCGTTAAACTCTTTAGTTTGCATGTCAGCTATCATACTTTCCATGTATTCAGTTCTTTTAGCTACACCATATTGATCTTGTGAATACGCTTTTAGCTCGTAACCTCTACCAGCCATACCATTGACAACTATGTCGACAAACTTAGGTATAATAGGTACTGGCGTCCAGTCTAAATTAAGATATGACAAATCACCGTTTATAGATAATTCATCTTTATATTTTTGTATTGATTGTTCCCCTCTAGCATATAACCTAAGGTTATGATACTTTCTCATGTGATGTGTAGCTCTACTTTTAGCAGGACCATCGAACCATTCTAGTTCTATAGCTTTTGCTATTTTCAAACCGTACTCTTCAGTGATCTTTTCTAAATCACTAACAACTTGAGAAGGAAAATTTGTATGTACAGACTCTGCCATATTATCGTTTAATTATTTTTGAATTTGATCCTCTATTGTTATATCGCGCAATACTTATATCGATATTTTTTCTTTCTATCTTTGCGTTTGGAGCATACAAGTGTCTGTTGCAAGCCATTATAGCTAATCCAGAACTTATAGTAGCATCAAACTTTGTTCTTTTGTTTATATCAAACTTACTCCAATCGTTTAATGTCTCGTTAAAGTACATTGTTCCGTAATTGCCTTCTGTAAGCTCACCAACTTTTTCCTGTATATACATTTCAATTGCAGCTGCGTGAGCCTGTTTTATATCTTCGCTTGAGTTTGGTAT